ATGGTTTGCTTGCCGATGGTTTGCTTGCCGATGGTTTGCTTGCCGATGGTTTGCTTGCCGATGGTTTGCTTGCCGATGGTTTGCTTGCCGATGGTTTGCTTGCCGATGGTTTGCTTGTTGGTAAAAATATGCCTACCCGTTCTTTTGGCATTCATATAATATTAATAAATATATTATTATACCAACCAAAAATAAAATACATCTCATTTTATTTTTGGTATTTATATTTTGATTTGCAAAATATTGTGCATTGAATATAAGTATTTAACTTATAAATACAATAAGGTGTAATTCTTTACCGGTATAAACTCAATTTTCGACCCCGAGTTTTGGCGCGATTGCGGTTGTTTCCCCGAATACGTTTGCGCGTTTTTTTGCGTCCTCCTTCTGAATCATATGGCTCCATTTCAGGGGGTTTGTGTCCTTTACGACAACAATATGACCCATATGTTGAAACCTTACCAATTGGACCAAGTAGGTCAACTAATTTAGTTGGATAAATAGAGTCATCCCGTGAAATATTTCTGTAATTGGGAGAAGTGCCTAAAAAAGCTTTATACAATTGTTCAATCATAAGAAAAGGAAACCCTTTTTCATTCAGTTTATACCCTTCTCTATTTTCAAATAAACTCTCATTACCGATTTGCAATGTATCCAACATTGCGTTAAGCATTAATTCTTTTTCAGAATTAACTTTTTTATTTAAACGAACTCTAAACCAAATTTTAAAATTGGGATACGAACCACGATAATCATCAGGTCCACTTGAAAGAGTTTGAATACATTGTCCAATGTTCCGTTTATCTGTTAAGCTTGTTGAATCATAACATTTGAATGATTCTGTCATAGACCTTTCGACCCCCAAACTACTATGTTCGTATTTTTCTTGAATATATGCACGTGTTTCATTTAAAATGCTTTCAGCCGTGAAAAAAAGCGTTTTCACTTTGTCTACATCTTTTTTAGTATAAAAACTTTCTTTTTGTTCAACATTTTTCCAATTTGGACAACAAGACATTGATGGAGCAATAAGTCTTACTACGTTTATTTTGGCGTCTGGGTTCTCAGGGTCATTGAGTTCAGATAAAATTTCTTCTTTTATATTACGTAGTCTTATTAAAGATAACGCAATAGCTTTCATTTCAGCATGATACTTGGTTGCTATTGTTTTATAATAATCACTTATAAGTTTTCGAAAATGTTCTTTATCGCCGCGTTTAAATGGTTTACCGTTAATATGTTGCATGAGAGCATACTCTTCGCTAATCTTCTTTTGTTCTCCCCATGCGAATATACCTGAAGGTATACTACTCCATACTATATCTGGAGCATATTGTGGATTAATATCTTTTGGCATCGCAACTTCTTCTCCTCCGTGTCCGGTACCATGGACATTAATTTCTAATATATCACGAATTGTTAAATTGCTACCTGAAGTCTCATGTTTATAAAACATATACGATTCTAATAATTCTGAAAGATATTCAATTGCTTTTTTATAGCTCTCTTTTTTATAGCTATCTTTATCAAGTATTGAAATATGTGATTTATCTGGTTCTATTATTGACATAATTTTTTTGTTGGCAAAATGTATTCCATCAATAATACCATAAGATGCCTTATAGTTTTCATAATCTTTAATAAAACGTTGATATGGTGTTTCATATACACTTTTTCGAAGAGGTCTATTATAATAAAAAACTTTTCCATTTTCTTCCCATTTTTCCCAACGTCCATATTTGAACAATTGTGTTTTGACAGGTTTTAGTTTTGATGGACCTATTAATGACTCAGAAATAGATAATTCATTTGTCGGTCTTTCATTTGAATCCGGTGAAAGTTTTCTTTTTTGTCCGGTTATAGACCCTGGTTTCATAATGTTGTTATATTTTATACCAACATTATACTTAAAAATCCGCGCTAAAGTCAAAGACATCCCCCGCGACTTCCTTGTTTGCCATTGCATACTCGCTATTTGTGCGTTCAAAGAAATTAACTTTACTATCCACACTAATTAATTCACACAATCGGTCGCCTACAAACTCCACATATTGCGACATCAACTTCATATTCATTCCAATCAATCGGCACGGAAGCGCAACTGTGATAAACTCCTTCTCTATTTCCACGGCTTCTCGCACAATATTTTGCGCATCGGTCTTGTCCAACTTCTCCAGCAATTTGCCATAGAGCATAATCGCAAACTCGGTGTGAAGTGCCTCGTCGCGACTGATAAATTCATTGGACAATGTGAGCCCCGGCATCAATCCGCGTTTCTTAATCCAGTAAATTGCCGCAAAACTGCTGCTGAAAAATATCCCCTCTACGCACGCAAACGCAATCAACCGCGTAGCAAATGATTTGGTAGAAGACTCATGTTGAATCCATTTTCGTGCCCAGTCCGCCTTTTTCTGAATACAAGGAAACGTGGTAATTGCCGAGAACATTTGTCCACGCGTTTCGCGGTCCTTGATATAGGTGTCAATCAAAATGCTGTACATCTCGGAATGAATATTTTCCATGGCAATTTGGAATCCGTAAAAGGCGCGGGCCTCCGCCAATTGTACGTCTGCCATGAACCGCGTTGCCAGATTCTCCATAACAATTCCGTCACTGGCCGCAAAAAATGCCAGAACCATGGATATGAAATATTTTTCGTCATCATTCAGTTTGCTCCAGTCTCCGAGGTCTCTTGACAAATCTACCTCTTCTGCTCTCCAAAAACAATCGACCTGTTTTTTGTACATTTTCCAAATATCTTCGTCTTTCACTGGGAACATAACGTATCTGGCAACATCTTCGTGTAAAAGGTAGTCAATTGGGGCATCGTCGGTATTCATCCTAAATAATATACTTTGTAGATTTTATGTTTTTATCAGAAAACAATTATAGCATTTTTCTTGGATGAAAATGATATTTTAAACGCACCATAACAACAGACAAATATGTAGATGAATCCGTTTATTAACCAATAAATTAATCAACAATTTATGTAATAATGAGCAATCCAGTACAAGTCCCAGCCAATTTAGACACAAAAATCATATATAAAATGTCATTCATCTACAAATCACTTGAACAGGGGTGGAGTGTAAGAAAACGCGACGGCAAATATATTTTTCAAAAGTCTCACGACGGGAAAAAAGAAGTATTCCAAGACGATTATTTAGAAAAGTTTATCATTGAGAATTCGTCGATGGATTCACTGACGTAAATAACCAAACTATTTCAACTGGCTCCAGATTCTGTTTAGCAACAATTCTTTCCATTTGTTTAGCGATTTCTTCCTCTAATATTGGCAGGCGCATATACAACATTGGATTCACATTATGTCCACGTTCATTCACGTATTTATTGTAATTGAATACAATAACTATGACACGTGTAATTGCACTATTTTTTCCGAACAATTCTTCAAAATTAATGCGACAATGGGGGTTGGTAATTATACACAACATAGTATTGGCTACAACTATGTAGTAATCAATCCTCACACCAGAAATATACAATGGCGCAGAATGTACAACCCCGTCAAATCGGCTTTGTATAAAGGCACAAACCGCTTGTTCTTTTGTCTTGTATTTTGACTGGAAAGAGAGAGGGTCATCTGGATACATTGTCAAGAAACAGGTCGTACAATAACCTTTGAAACTGGGATTTCCTGGATATTCGGCACACAACTTTGCCGAGCATTTTGCCGAGCTGGGCGCAGAATATTTATTTTCTTGTCGCACCAAGACATTTTTCATTTCATCCAATTTGTGTTCGCTACAATACGTGGGATATCCGATTTCAGTCCCATAGATAGGACGTTCACGACAGCCAATATATTTACAAACTCGCGGCATTTTACTAAATACTGCCCCGACAATAAAAAGTCGGGGCAATCGCAGACTATCAGAAAAACATTTCTCAATAAAGTTGTCGGATTGCTACATGCCGCGCGGTGTCTACATTATTGTAGACTAAAAAAATGTTATTAAACTATACATATTTAATAGTGCCAATAATTTTTTGAGCGGAGTGCGCAATTATTTAGGAAAAATTATGTTTTGGAATTATATAAAAAACATGGGAGGAGCACTTATGCAATTAGTCGCCTACGGCGCACAAGACGTTTTCCTTACTGGAAACCCCGAGATCACTTTCTGGAAGGTGTCGTACAGACGCCACACCAACTTCGCGATGGAGTCCATCGAGCAGACATTCAACGGCCAGGCCGATTTTGGTCGCCGTGTGTCCTGCACCATCTCCAGAAATGGAGATCTTGCTTACCGCACCTATGTCCAGGTTACTCTCCCTGAGATTAACCAGGGTATGGGAGCCGCTGGCACTGGCCCTGTCTATGCCCGTTGGTTAGACTACCCCGGTGAGCAGCTGATCGCCCTCGTTGAGGTCGAGATCGGTGGCCAGAGAATTGACCGCCAATATGGTGACTGGATGCACATCTGGAATCAGCTTACCCTCTCTTCTGAGCAGCAGGCTGGTTACTACAAGATGATTGGACACACCACTCAGCTCACCTACTTGTGCGACCCCGCTTTTGCCGACATCAACGGCCCTTGCGCTGCCACCGGTGGCCCCAGCCAGGTTTGCGCTCCCCGCAAGGCTCTCCCCGAGACAACCTTGTACATTCCCCTCCTCTTCTGGTTCTGCAGAAACCCCGGCCTTGCTCTACCCTTGGTCGCTCTCCAGTACCATGAAGTCAAGATCAACATTGACTTCAGACCCATTGGTGAGTGCTTGTGGGCTGTTAAGTCTTTGTCTGAGACCACCGGTATTACCCAGGCCGTCACCACTGCTTACCAGCAGTCCCTTGTTGCCGCCTCTATCTATGTTGACTTTATCTTCTTGGATACTGACGAGCGCAGAAAGATGGCACAGAATCCCCATGGAGATGAGTCGGTCGGTTCTTCCAGTAACAAGATCAAGATCAACTTCAACCACCCCTGCAAGGAACTTATCTGGGTTGTTCAGCCCGATGCCAACGTTGACTACTGCAATGCCTTGGAGGGTGGATCTACCTTGTACAAGGTTATGGGTCCCCAACCCTTCAACTACACCGATGCCATTGATGCTCTCCCTCCCTCGATTGCCGTCTTCGGTGGTCAGGCTGAGACATCTGGTGCACAAGCCTTCATCTCCGGAGGTGTCTTCCAGATGCCCGGTGCTCTTGATGGCCTCGTGTCCGCCGGAACAACAACCGGCAACGCTGGTGGCTGGGATCACACCATCCTTGACGCTGCTAGTGCTGGCGTCAACTCCGGCTCCCTTGTCTCTGATGCCGGCACATTCGTGCTCGCTGAGACTGCCCTCAACATGCACTGCTGGGGCGAGAACCCGGTCGTCACCGCTAAGCTCCAGCTTAACGGCCAGGACAGAATCTCTGAGCGAGAGGGTTCTTACTTCGACGTTGTCCAGCCCTTCCAGCACCACACCCGTGCCCCCGATACTGGCATCAACGTGTACTCCTTTGCCCTCAGGCCTGAGGAACACCAGCCAAGCGGCACATGCAACTTCTCCAGAATCGACAATGCTACCCTCCAGCTTGTCCTTTCTTCGGGAACTGTTGTTGGAACCAACACTGCCAAGGTCAGAGTGTATGCTTACTCTTACAATGTCTTGCGCGTGATGGCTGGTATGTGTGGAGTTGCATATTCGTAAAATTTAATGCGAATAAATGTGCGTTCAAAAGACGCGCAAGTGGATTTAAAATCTGCTACATCTCCAAATTGCGGGAAACCCCTCAAGGTATGAAATACTAAACTTGTCAAGAAATTGGTAGGTGGCTTATGATAACAACATAAGGTACAGTAAAAAGTTTCATATTATAGGGCAATCCGCAGCCAGTCTTCTAAGTCCGTTATGATAGGATATGAAGGCGGTTCAACGACTAAATGCTGATGGGCGTGAGAAGAATAATCACCTTCGACGATCGCTTAAGATATAGTCTATCCCCACTCGAGAGAGTGCTGTGCCCTTTTAAAAAGCACAGAGTAGCAACATCCGGAAATGTTTGTTGTGTTATTACTGGTATTAGAGCTTAAATTTCAATTTGTGTTTGATAAAAAAACCAATGTTTTTTATCAATCCTTTCTTTTATCAGAAAGCAATTTTACATGTTGTGCTTTGTATTCTTCGTCGCTGTATTTCTTCAGCATATCATCCTTTTGTTTTTGTTTCCGTTTCTGTGCTTCTTCATGCATTTCATTTGCTGTTTTTTTATTTTTATTTTTTACGATTCGATGTATTGTTTTTTCACCAATGTAAAATTCACCCGTATTTTTATTACAACTATGAATGATTGTAAGCTTATTTATAAAATCATCAAATAACATGTCAAGTTTCATCACGTTACATTCAAAACAACACGGTCTGATATTTTCAGAAACATACCCAATATTGTTATCAAATCTATCAATACCATTTGTGTGCGTATTACTCGATGGTTTATCACAAATATAACAATTACGAGTTATGACATTAACATATTCTTCACACGTCATTTGAAAATCATAACCAAGTTTTACTGCTCGGGCTTGATAATCATTATAACCACAACTAGTATGATTTGGGAAAATATCCGGATATAAATTGC